AGAAAGAAGAACTCTTTTGTTTTATGCGATTGAAGTAACAATGTCAGTTCCATCAATTTTGAATGTATTATCCGTCATAATAACTCTACCTGTTGCATGTTTGATAACTCTAGGGTTTGTCGTAACAGCATCGCCCCAAATGTTATTTTTCACGATTCCACTTGCAGCATCATCAAAATAGATAACCCCTTGAACTTTGCATCCATCAATCACAATTCCATTTTGGCGAACGTTTACTTTAACGGTATACCCTTCAGCATCCGTTCCACCTGTAACAAAGTTACAATGCGAGAAAGCAACATAAGTTCCGTTATCCGTTGTGGACATAGCTGAAATATCTACTACTCTTCCGTCACAATACAGCCAACAATTATCAAAAGTAACGTCTGACATGTCTGTTCCAATAACTGCTTCAATGGTGTTCAAGTCAATAATGACATTACTAAACTTGAAAGCTAGTCCACGAATGAAGTTAATTCCCCACTTAGCAACTCCGATAAACCCGCCTAAGAAAACATTTCCTTCGGGTCTTCTTAGTGCTGAACCACCTGCATAATACGCACCATCCACATATACCCCATAGTTCACACCCGAAAATTGACAAGCTGTGAATGTGTTATTCACAATTTGACCCTGAATATACAATCCAGCATTTGAACTATTTGGAGTATTGATTTTTTCAAAATGGCACCCCCACACTTCAGCAAGGTGTAAACCATTGTTTACATAGTTCATGGTGATATTGGTGAAAGATGTTTCATATACTGCATAGTTTACGCAGCTTGATTGATTAATAGCTGATTGATCAGTTGTACCACAAAAGATACCTACTAAATTGCTTATTCCCTGATCGCCTTTGAAACGTAAGTTCTTAATAAATCTCGTTGTCATATCCTGTTCGCTGTTAGTGATTGGTTGTCTACCTTTCACCCATAATAGTGTTCCTTGTGGAACATTCGGACCGTTGTTAACATTTGTCCAAGTTCCCGAAACCGTTAATTGTGCATGTTGACCGTCAATACTATTGTTTTCAGGTAAAACCAAGGTTTTGGTAATCTTATAGACTTTAGGTTGAAAAACAGTAACCTTGCAAGCGTTCAAGCAATTTTGAATAGCTGTTGTATCATCAGCAACCCCATCCCCAACCGCACCATATTCTTCAGGACTTCCATAATACTTGATGTTGGCAAGAGTAGCATTTAACGTTGCTTGCTGGGCATTCAGATCATTGGTTGTATTCGTTTTATAGGTTGACATTTCTGTTTCCATTGAATTAATCGCATGAACAATGGATGTTTTATCACTGGTAGTTAGGTCTGATAAATTGCCCATTTCATTGCCTAAGTCTGTGATAGCATTTCCTATAATGGTTGCTAGTGAACCATCCGCTAACATGCTGTCGATTTTAGCATCAATTGAAGCGTCCAAACCGTCTGCCATTACCCAATCGGCAACCTGATTCCATTGGTCAAGAACATCATTTGATAGCTTTCCCATTCGGTTTAAGGAAAGAATAATCTTGTTGACTTTTTCAAGTAAGGTCATTCCTTCATCGAACGCGGTAGGTAAATAGCGTTCAAACGTTTGAACCATGATAGGGTTAATAAGTGTGTTAATTACGTTTGGTTGTGAAGCCAATTAAATCACCCTTTCTAGTTTAATAATAGCCAATCTGTCGAAGCAGTTGTATTAATAGCCTTATAAACTTTTAAATTCGTTGTATCTAAGTATTCTTGACCTCTAAAATCAGGAATAGTAGTTGGAGCAGCAGTTCCAAGAATCATGCCTGTTACTCGTTCAATGTGGTTGCCGTCTGCATCCCGAACTTTTCCAGAAGTACCAGCGGTATAATTATTGTTTTTAACCTTGTTTCCTGTACTTGCATCACTTGAGAACCATGCATAAGAATATTTAACGATTGAAGCCGAAACGGTATCACCATCAAAGGAATTACCGTTGGAAGCTGTTAACCTTATTCCTGCGTAAGTTCCACCTTGTGAAGCATCTTTAATGATGTTATTGATAAATTTATTGTTAATGGTTGTATCTAAGTAAAAACCTGTCTTTTGTGGATTTATAATGATGTTGTTTTCAATGACGCTATCTTGTAGTTTTAATGTTTGAACACCATCACCGCCAGCATTCATAATTAAGTTGTTTTCAATAACAGAATATTTAAACCCAGTTAAATGCAAACCTGCATTGATAGGATTAAAAATACGATTATTAATGAAGTTGACATTCTCGCATAAAATGTCTGCTCCTGTTCCATACTGTGCATCAGAATGGTTGCCAAATGCTCTTATTGTTCCATCGAATACACAATTTTCAACATATACGTCTCTTGAAATGGTTAAATCATATACCCCAAAATCAGGGTTTGATGAGCTTGTAGCTACTTCTACTTGAATACACTCATAATTATAATCGGTTCCGCCTGTACCAGTGTAATTGACTGCACCAAACCAACAATCCTTAAAACGCACATTCTTACAAGATGATACTTGAAAGTAATGTCCAATTTGTCCGTTTTTAACAGTAATTTTATTGAATGAAATATCTTCAGCATGCAACATGTCAAAGAAAGAAGTTGTTGTACTTGCTGATAATGGTGAAGTAGTCCCCACTTGACAGTTCATGTCAAAGGTTCCACCGTAAAAATGAATATTTCCTTCACCTGTGTACACACCATTCGGAACATAAGAAGCAAAACCAACCTGTCCATTCACAAACATTTTGTTTGCTGTTCCAATTCGTTTTACGATTGAATTAGGGTGAAAATGAACAGTTGTATTTTTGTAGACTTGAATATAAGAGCTAATTAAATACGTTCCTTCAGGGAAATAAAGATTAACATTCCCATGAGTTTGGGCATAAGTGAAAGCACTTTGAATAGCTGTGGTATCATCTGTTACACCGTCACCCTTAGCACTAAAATCAGTGATTACATCTTTCCATGAATCCGTTTTGCTTTTGGGCGATTTTGTTAATAAAGATGTAACATTGTCATTAATGGCATGAACGATTGTATCTTTGTCGGCTGTCTGTAAAGTAGTTAAATCACCAATTTTTGTATTCGTTGTATTCAATGATGTTTGATCAGCTTTTAATCCAATAGAAGTGTTTAAATCTGTTTTCAATGAATTAATGGCATTCACAATGGTTGTCTTATCAGTTGTGGTTAAGGTGTTTAAATCACCAACCAAGGCAACAACCGTACTGATAATAGAATCAAACTCATGATTCGCTAACATTTGTTCTAACTTGTTGTTTACATCGGTTGTTAGTCCATCATTCATTACCCACTGATAGACAGTATTCCAATCCTTTACCACATCATTGGTTAGCTTTCCAACTTGATTTAAGTAATCAATAATGCTATTCACTTTATCCATGATATTCACATTTTGATCATTCAACAATTCGTTGTATTGATGAATTCTCATAGGGTAGAGAGGACTAAAAGTAGTAAGGTTTAAGTCTGACAAGTTCTAACCTCCTTAGTACACCAGCATAAATAGCTGATTCATTTCTTTAAAAATTTGTTTTTCAATTCTTAGGAAAGTTTCCCTGTATTCCTGTAACATCTTAGAATAACTTTGACTTCCGATTTTACCTTCATTGTGAGAAGTTTCGGACTTTGTTTCGTTATTCGTTTGGCTTGCTGTGTTGGTTACATCGCTAGAATCTGTGCTAGTTGTTGAACCTGTTCCTGAAGAAGTTTTTGTATTATTGGCATTGTCTTCTTCAATTCGGCTTGCATATTCAATAACCCCTTGTCCGTCTGTTGCAGTAATCGACAACCGCTCATCAGGTGTATCAGATTCTAACCTTCTTTGGAAGTCATCTTCCGTTAATGTTCCATTGGTTTTTTGAGTGCTGCTACCATTAGAACTACCTTTAGTTTCTGAATTAGCTGTTACCGTTTGATTGTTCGTTTGATCATGAGTAGAATCGGTTTTCGTATTTGCCAAAGGGTCAAAGTTGATCAATTCAGATTTGAAAAGGTTATTCCAATACCCCATATTAATCCGCAAATAGTTTTCAAGTTGAAATTTCCAGTATTCTTCTGTTTCAAAACCAATTTCACGCATAAAGAAGTTTCGTATAAAATCAGTTTCAAAGTCTGCACGTTTCGTTTCATCATAGAAAGGATAATCAAAATCAAATATCTTTGGTCTTGCTAATTCAATTTTGTCTCTTAGGTTGGTTGCTCCATCCAATGCATATAGATCAACTATCTCTTTTAGAGTAATCGTATATTGTGCCATTAGATGTCACCTCCCATTGTTCCACGTGAAACATTTGCTTCGAATTGTTCTACTATCTCATGTCTAATTTTTACAGAAACATCCAAATCAGGATAAAGCTCATTGATTCTGTCGCATGCTTCTTGTCTTGACTTCAAGAATACGTTAGCACTTGCCTGTATTTGTTCATCGTTGGAATCAGCTTCACTTGTAATCATTCGTTCTCTCTTTTCCAAGTTAGCATTGTTAATGCCTAAATAGGTCATTACTTCATTCCAAACCGCGTTTTTCTGTGTATTCAACTTGTCAACAACAAAAGGCGCGTCTGTCTTAAAAACTTGTATTCCATCCGTTGCTAGTGATTCATTGGTAAAGATAACAGGTGAGTTTCCGTCAATTTGATTGTAAATGTTTCGCATGGTCATCAAGTTTTGATCATTCGCTACCACCGTTATAGGTGTTTTTTGCGCGTTTTGGTTAATCCGTATAATTTCTTTTAACTCCGCTAAGTCTTGGGCAAACATCTGTAAACTTGGAAGTGTTCCAAAGTGTTGATCATTGTTCCAAATAACAATTCCTGTTTTCTTTAGCTCATCCCCTGTGGGTTTCATATCCTTATAGTTATAAAGATAGAAAGTGTCCTGATAAGCAGGAGTATTGACATGGAATTTAGTAGGAAGCAAGTAATGATCAATTGTTCCACTAACAGCACCTTGAACCGCTACATATCCCAAAGTAGGAGATTTATAAAATCCCACATAACCGAATTGGTGTAAAGACATTTCTAAATATCTTGGGTCAACACTTTCAGGAAGACCATCCCATTCAAATAATTGATAAGCTAAAGCAGTTAGATATTGGAAGTAATGAGTGTAATAGTTCATGTCACGCATTCCAGCAACATCATTTGCAGTTTTATAAGAGTTTCGATTGCGATTGCGTGCCATTAAGCTACCACCTCATTCACCAAAGTATAGTTTCCAATATCGTCCGTATGCCATAGTGTAATACCATTATCGAATACGGCTTTTAATTCTTCTAAATCTTCATTATTAATACTAGCTTGAATGATACAACCTTCAGTTTGAACATAGTTCCAATATTGTCTAGTATTAAAGTTTGGTATTTTAACCTCATTCAATTTATAACCATACATATTAAAATAGTCTGTTAGCTTCTTAATGTATTCATCTTTGATTTGTTTCTTAACAACAAAAACACCATTGTACGCATTTCCCATATCATAGGAAATGTTACTACCCATCTTTTGTAGTTGAGGAGGTGTGTTATTAATATCTTCTTGTTGTGCATTAATACCAGCAATTTGTAATTGAGTGCCTTTTGCTCCTGTAACTGCACCAATAGCAGAACCGACAGCACCAGCAACGCTTTTT